ACTTTGCATCACTTTGCACCATCAATGGTCGCAACTTTGCAGAGAACGAAATCGCACCAACAGGCGATGCCGAGAAGTTCCAGATTGTCACTGAGTGGGCGCTTAAAGTACAAGCTCCAAAAGCTCACGCGATGATTCTTGACCTTAACGGTTCCTAAGTAAATGAAGGGGGCGGGAAACCGCCCTCTTCTTCTTTAAGGGGATAGCATGAAAAAAATACTTAATTCAGACGCCGCAACAGGCAAGCAGACTATTCTGCGCCAGGAATCAGACGGCTCTACGTTTATTGATAAGACACAGAATTTCGACCATCTGCTTAAAATTAATAAGCAGATGAGTGATGATTGGCGCAAGGGCGACCTTGTTGGGACACAGAAGCATGTTCAGCATGTGGCAGAAATACCCAATGTAGTGTATCATCACCTATTGAAGACGTTGGGCAAGCCTAGCGAAAACCCAAAGGCTTGGAAGGATTGGCTGAACAGCAGCGACAACCGAGCATTTAGAACAGGTGGCGGTAACATTTAATGGCTATTTCTTCTTACGCACAACTGCAAACGGCTATCCAAAACTTTTTGGCTCGTGATGATTTGACTGCTGTAATACCTGATTTTATTCAGCTTGCAGAGGCTCGTATCAATCGTGAGTTAGAAACTCGTGAGCAAGAAAAACGAGTACAGGCTACGTTAGTTTCTGGCGATGAGTATATGGCCTTGCCTACAGATTTGCGTGAGGTGCGTGAAGTCAAGCTAAACACTAGCCCTATTACAGTTCTTAACTACGCCAGCCCATCGTCACTAGACAGTACATATTCTGGCAATGGTCTTGGAAAGCCTCTTGGCTACAGCATTGTTGGTAAAGAGATGAAGCTACGTCCAGTGCCAGATAGCGCATATGTGGCAGAGATTGTTTACATTGGAAATGTAGACGCGATTTCAGCAGTTAGCACACCGACATTGTTTTTGCGCTCACCTGACCTGTATTTGTACGGTGCTTTGACTGAGGCATATGCTTACCTGCTAGATGAGCAAAGAGCAGCGCAGTATGATGAAAAGTTCACTCGTGGTATAAATGAAGTGCGTATTGATGAGGAGCGTTCACACTACGGTACTGGCTCACTACAAACCAAATCTGCCTACATGCGGCAGAATGCAACAGCGGAGAAATAAACTATGTCTGCAATGTCCGATTACCTAGAGAACGAGATTCTCGACCACATTCTTGGCACCGGCGCATATACAATGCCTGCTGGCGTTTATGTTGGCCTGTCTACTGGCTCATTTAATGATGACAACAGCGGAACAGAGCTTACTGGCAATGGTTACGCTCGTGTGGCTATTACCTTTGGTGCAGCCGCTTCAGCAGTCGCCAGCAACAACGCTGCCGTTGAGTTTCCAGCGGCATCAGGTAGCTGGGGAACAATAAGCCACTTTGGATTGTTTGATGCGGCATCTGCTGGCAACCTTCTTATTCACGGCGCTTTGACCGCAAGCAAGGTTATTGATACCGGCGACATTTTGAAGATTGCTACAGGTGACATGGACATTACGGCAGCATAAGTTAGCCAATGTCAACAACAGCACCACTCGACAGGCTAACGGCCACCATAGACAGCCTATCGTTTACTGTAGACACGGTAGGCGATAGGGTTGAATGGACTGCTGTTGCCTTAGACCATATGGATGGTTGGGGTGCTTTAGATAACTGGAACTATGGCCCACTAGACACATTATCGCTTGAGGTTAAGGTTGCTGAAGGTTCAGCAGACGTATCGGCAGTGGCCACCTCTGATAGTGTAAGAGTTAAAGGTGTTTCAGCAAGCGTAGGAACGTTACTGGCGGCCTCTAGCACTACAGGACGCATAAGACCAGCAGTGGCCTCTGTAGAGGCACTGGCAACGTCTACAAGCGCGTTTACAAGGGTTCGCCCATTTGAGGCTCTTGTTAATGCTGTTGGCACGGCTGCTCTGGACGGAACTCGTGTTCGTCAAGTATCTGGTAGCGCGGCTATTACAGCGGCAGCAACATCAAGTTCTAACTTTGTTACTTTGATGGCTGCATCGGCTAGTACGGAAGTTGCAGCAACAAGCTTTGTTCGTGCTATATATGATGGGGATTCAGCGGCGCGGCTTGTATTATCACAGGCAACAAAAGCCAAGATTCTTGGTGAGGAATGGTCTGTTGTGCCGGTTGGCACAGAAGTATGGTCTACAGTAACCGTAGGTAGTGAAGTTTGGGCGCAGCAGCCAATAACATCTAGCACAAGTTGGGCAACACAATGATGCAATTTGGAGAATGGCTCCCTGACCAGCCAGACCACTCAAACCCAGGCGTTACAGTCGCAACGAATGTAATCCCTGCATCTTATGGATACCGGCCTGTAAATAGCTTTGTTACTTACAGCAATCCGGCAACAGGAACTATTAAAGGCATCTTTGCAGCCAAGGATAACAGCGGAAACATTAAGCTTTTTGCTGGTGATAATTCTAAGCTGTATAACTTTGTTGCATCCACATCTAATCTTGTGGATGTAAGTAAGCTTGGCGGTTATTCAGTAAATGCTTCGGCACAGTGGCGGTTTTCGCAGTTTGGAAAGTACGTTATTGCGTCTGGCTCTGTCGCGACACCGATACAAAAGTGGGAGTTAGGAACTGACACTGTGTTTAGCGACCTTTCGGCATCAGCACCGAATGCAGATTTTACTGCTGTTGTTCGTGATTTTGTATGGACTGCAAACATAGACAGCGGTTCGGGTCGTATTCCTTATCGTTGCCAGTGGTCAGGCTTTAATGACATTACTAGCTGGACACCAGGAATTGACCAGTCAGACTTTCAAGATTTGCCAGACTCAGGTGCTATTACAGGATTGGTAGGTGGTGAGTATGCTACCATTCTTTGTGAAAGGGCTATCTTTAGAGCCACATTTACTGGCCCACCGTTAATCTGGCAGTTTGACAAGGTTGAGAGCCAGCGCGGCTGTAGCTTGCCAGGCTCTGTGTGTAATTACGGCTCTATGGTGTTTTATCTGGCCGATAACGGCTTTCATGCCTTTGATGGTCAAAAAAGCATACCTATTGGCAATGAGAAGGTAGATAAGTTCTTTTTTGGTGACTTTAACGCCGCTTACAAGAACAGAGTGACGGCTTCTGTTGACCCGCTAAACCAGATTGCTGTTTGGTCTTACCCAAGCAACTCTAGCGTTACTGGTGAGCCTGACAGGCTGTTGATTTATAACTACACGCTTAATCGATGGTCACTTGCAAATGTTACTGTTGATTTTATTGCGCCGTTCTTTAGCGCTGGATACACAGTAGACGGACTAGATAATCTGTCAGCAACACTTGATGGGTTAAGCAGCGTTCTTGATAGCCAGTTATTCCGTGGCGGTGAGTTTTTCTTTGGTGGTGCATTGGGTAATAAACTAGGCACATTTACCGGAGATGTTTTGCGTGGAACAATTGAGACAGGCGAAGCAGCTTTGTCTATGGGCAAGCACGGAATTGTAACAAGAGTTTATCCATACTATGAAGGCATTGAGGTATTTATAGAAATAGGCACAAGGAACAATCAATTTGCACCTGTTACCTATACAAGCCAAGTCGCTGTAAATGGGGAAGGTTTTTCTCCGTTTAGAGCAGAGGGCAGATATCACAGGGCTAGGATAACTATGGAGCCTAATTGGGAAAAAGCGCAGGGCATAGACATTGAAGCGCGGCAGATAGGCAGACGATGACAACTACAGAACGCACCACAAACTTTAGGGTACTAAACCCCATCACAGCAACAACTCGTGAGATTGCCGAGGTGCTAAACCGTACTATTAATGGCGGTTTAAACAGTATTGGGTATGTAACTTTGCCCGCTAACTCAACGCAGGTAACAACAAGTGAGCCTAGATATTCAACGTCTAGTCTTGTGTTTTTTGCAGCAGTAGACCATAGCCCTTACCATCACAATCCATACATGGATACAACAAGCGCAGATGGGACTATGGTTATAAACTTTGACAATCAGGGACACGATGCACGGTTTGCGTACCTCATTATTGGATGAATTTGAGCGCCTAGCGCATCATATTGATGCGGCGTTGGGTTACACTGGCGGCAGTCATACGTCTGTAGACGTTCTGGACGCTATAAAGAATGGACAAGCACAGTTCTTTCCGCTTGCAAATTCTGTTATAGTGACTGAGATAATTG